TTTGCTGATAGTAAGTTGTTTGAATAAAAGACTGTTGATCTTCGGGTAAGTTGTCTGAGGTGATTGCTTCACCGTCTTTAGTATCTCCCATCACTTTCTTTTTAAGCTCGTCTATGTTCATCCATGTTTCTTTACTGCGTTTTTCCAGCCATGCTAGAGATTTCATTGACCCCATTTGAAAGTAAGTACACTCATGGACTGAAGTTGCGTGTGGATCAGGCCAGCACATCCTTATAGGCCAGGGTATCATTTCAGGCTGTTGGTCTATCCAAGGAGTTAAGGCAAACATCGTCCCGTACACTTGGGAGTAAAAGTCCATCATCCGCTCTTTAATGAGCATGGGTCGCCAGAAGGTTGCGTGCTTGTAGTAATACTCACGAAGTAAATTCATCAACCTGTTTTTACCGATATCATTCTTAGATGTAGCGTAGGCTTTGCCTCGTGGGGATTGAGCCATAACTCTAGCGGTACGCTCAAAGGCTATGGTGTTTAGTTCGGGGTCAAAGACTTTGGCGTCTGTTTCTGCACTCATCTCGTCTTTGAGCTTGCAGATAATCAGGGCTTCTTTCTCGTCAAAGTCTTTGCGGATGGGCTGCATATACTCCCAGCTAGAAGCTGCGTGGTCGGTAACTTGTTCTAGGATTTTCTTTTGGTCTATCTTACCTAGAGTAGGGTCTTTTTTGTCAGAGGTGTTTGTTTGAACTGTTTTAGGTTTTGCCATAAAAAAAGCTCCACCAACCCAAATAGGTTGTGGAGCTCTCGTATTTCGAGTGACTCGGTTACTGGCCGTATATTAGCACTTTTTACAATCTAGTGTCAACTAGGTACTTTTAAACACCAACTTAATCCGTGTATCTATCTGGGTAATCACCATGTCTAACGGTTTCCCATCCTGCACCTGTAGGGTAAAGCCTATGCGTGAGTATGGGTTTTCTTTAATCACCTTTTGCATTACCTCATCAATAGCCACCAGATAGCCCTTCTCTGAGCCTCTGAAGTTTTCTATCACCCGTTGCCAGTTGATATCCGAGCAGGTCTGTTCCATTAGTACCATCCTTTCAGACGATTAACTACAGGATCGTCAATGTATATCTCCTCTTTGCTTGGTTTGTCATAACTCATGGCAAAATAACGTATTGCATCCATAGCATCATCATCACGCTTGAGTGGCACTTCCTTGATCGCCCCGTCTGCGCTTTTGTTCTCCATCCAGCGATAGTTCTCAAACTCATCAGCAATCCAAGTTAAGTTTTTGTTAAACATGAGCGTTGGCTTTCCTGTATCGTTTCTCACCTTTAGCAGTTCTGCGACTTTGACTATTCCGTTCTTTACTGAGTCTTGTCCCTTCTCAACAGGTGCAAAGAACACACCCTCACGTTGCAGGGCTTCAATGCTCATGGGTTGAGCGCTATCAGCCACCGGATTAGTTATTACCTTACCCGCGTCTTTGATCTTAACTGCTCCGGCTATCTCGCTCTCAATCATTCCTGTTTGATATAGTCCATCATAGGCATAGATAGTGTCACCCGTTGAATTAATAGCAAAATAGATTAAAGCTGATTTGTGAGCAAACCCGAAGTCTAGCGCCCTAGTATATGTCCAGTTACTGTCTAGTTGAGGAATCTCGACCATGTGTATCTCGCGGTTAAAAGTCTTGTAGATAAGCCCTGACATCTTTCTAAACTCACCTAGCCATTCCTGTGAGAAGCTATCCTCATCCATTCCTTGTTTTGCGTTCTCTATTTCTTCTTTCGGGATATATGGATTATCGTAGGTAGTGAAGTGATAATATGCATGATCGTCTGGATTGAATATTATTTTGTCGTCTTTCCTGTTCTCGCACAAGTTCTTGAAGTGATTAAAGCCATTGGGAGTAGAGATAAACCAACAATCAGCTTTAGAGTCAGCCAGCGTAGGCCTAATAACCTTCCAGGTCTCATCCCATTTATCTATAAAAGCTACCTCATCAAAAATACAAAGGTCAATACGTACCCCCCTTAAACTATCAGGATTGTCTGCACCTTTAAGAAATATCTGTGAGCCATTTTTAAGCACAAACTTTAGTTCAGTCTCGTTTGATTTGTTTACTAAACCTTTGGGGATGTACTCGTTGACCATCTCCCACATGATCGCCTTAGCTTGTTTATATGTTGGTGCGATGTACCAGACATTAGATTTGGGATTAGAAGCTGCGAAGTCAATTGATTTGAGGGCGGTAATTGTAGACTTACCAGCCCGTCTACCACAATTAATCACCTTATAGCGATGAGTGTCATCCCACACTTGCGTTTGCCATTTAGACAGTTTTATTTCCATCTTTAATGATAATAAGGGGTTCTAACTTTTCTCCATTAGTCGTTAGATCAGTTTGTTGTCGGGGCATACCATCAATCATCTTCCATAACAGCTCTTTCATCCGTGGGTCATCCATATAATATTTACAAGTTTCTTCAAATTTCTTGGGGTCATTTAAGAAGATTTCCTTAATTCTCTCAGTAAAGGAGACACCGGCTGGTCGTCCTGGTCCGCCAGGATTACCTTTAACAAATAAACCAGTCTTAGAATCTCTAATCGGTTTGTCTTCGGATTTTAACGGTTCCATATATGCCACCAGTATAGCACTTCAAAGCTGGGGATTCAAGGTGGACCAGCGCACCTATTTCAAATACAAACCTAAATCAGACACCAGAACCCGCCCCCCTCTTATGGGGTTCTTTATTTTCCTATTCATTTTATATTGATATATTAATTAAAAAAAAAAGAATTTAATGAATAACAATGTGTTCAAATATAAAAAAAATAGCAAAAAAAAGAGAAAAATAGCCCCACAAAAGAGGGGCGGATGTTGGTGTCTGGTTGATATAGTTTATATATAGTTATTATATAATTTGTTATATTTTGTTTGTCCTATAGTTTATTATGCTCTTTTTGTTATAGTTAGTTATAGTTGAAATTAATTTTTGAAAGGTTTATAGTGTTAACTGGAATCGATTGAGCGCACACAAAAAGCCGTTTTTTTGTATCTAAAAGTCCCCCTAGCCGCTCGCCGATTCCAATTGACGACTTTTGCTAGGGGGACTTTTGGATAGGAGAATATTTATGCAATATATAAAAGAAAGACCAAGATGCCGAAAAGAAATTGAAAAACTATTGTTGGAATATTCAATATCTACTTTAAAAAATATAGCCAATGGTTTTCTAATAGGAATTAATGATCATAAAATATTTGTTAGTGACGGAATAAAAACTCAGGCTCGGAAAATGTATTATGAAATAAATAAAAAGCCCCCAATCATTGAACAAAACATAAACCCACTTCGTAGACGAGTAATACCTGGTAAAAAATATAAAAATATCTATGAATAAATCATCTCCTGCCTTTATCGAGCTTGAAAAGAAAATCCAGTCTTACTGGTTAAACCCCGATCCCGTGGCTCTAAAGGTTATATTTGCTGCTATGGTCTCATTTGAATTTGATTGTGACCCTGTATGGTTGTTTCTAATTGCTCCACCCTCATCGCTTAAAACTGAATTTATTAATGGATTAGATATGATAGAAAGTATTTATCCCCTATCTAGTCTAACCCCCAAAACCTTTGCATCAGGTATGCGGGCCAAAAAGGGAGAATCAAATTCCCTATTAGAACAGATAAAATCCAAAGTAGTTACCTTCAAAGACTTTACTTCCCTACTTACCAAGCGTTACGAAGATTTACAAGAGATTTTAGGCCAACTTAGAGAGATCTATGACGGTAAGTTTAAGGCCGACTTTGGTTCTGGAGTTAAGGTTAACTGGAAGGGCAAGCTTGGATTTATAGCTGGGGTTACTCCAATTATAGATAGATACTCTAGTGTCTCTAGTAATTTAGGTGAACGGTTTATCCAATACCGATTGCCAGGGGTTAGAGATGAAGAAGTAGCGGCAATGGCTATTGAGCAATCTGTCAGACCATCATCATATAGAGAAGAAGTACAGCAACTATTTTATGATTTTTATCAACAACTAGAC